TTTTTCTGAAAGTTTTTGAAGTGGGAGGGGGGTGCAGGGGGGAGGGAGAAGCTTTTTTCAAAAAGTTTCTCCCTCCCCCCTGCTTAATGCAACATCCCCTTAATGCGACAGCCCCTCCTGCTAACTGCAACAACCCGTAACTGCAACATCCTGCTGCTAAATGTAATACCCCCGAAAAAATACTTACAACACCCCATTGACAAAGGATGCGGAATGTGATATACTAAAAAAGAACATATGTTCCTTTGTGAAATCCGCATTATGAAAGAAAGGATGATGGCAGATGAGCACCACCATTAAAACAACCGCGACAAAAGATACGATGAAAACAAGAAAAACGGACAGCGCATTGACATTACAGAAACAGGCGATTTCCATGCTGCAGGAGCTGCCATATCTGCGGAATGCTTTGGAGAATGCTTGGATTGAGGAAGATCCGAACGGAGAGGAAAACCACAGCAGACTGGTGAAAAAAGTCCGGGCGCTGGAATTGGCACTGGCAACCTTGGATGCAGACGAGAAAACCATATTGATGGCATACGCAACCAGATCGGCGCGGGCAAGCATTGAAGATCTGTGTGAGGAATTACATATGGAACGCAGCTCTTTCTATCGAATACGGCGGCGTGCCTATACTCGTTTTACACTGGCATTGTTCGGAAGATCGGTATAATAAATATAAATACCCAGACCAGAGAACGAAACCAAGAAACACGTAGAAACGTGGATGATTGGCTTCGTTCCTTTTGTTTTTGGATATTACGGTGATACTTTTTTGCCATTTTTTTGATACTTCCATGCGCACCGGCTGCGATTTGTATAGTACTATACTGCCATTTTTCAGGGACGACAAACATATGTTCGGTGTGCTATACTATGGGTGCGAAAGGAGGTGAGCCATACGACAGATAAGCAAACCACAACTGCCTTTGCACTGATCGAAAACAGTTTTCATGGGCAAAAGGCAGGGGAACAGATTATGCAGGCACTGACACAGAAGGATGTAAAAGACACGGATTTACTGGCCTGGCTGAAGGATGCGGCGTTCGGTTCGGCTGTTGTTCAGCTGGCAAGAGAATATGCCGGTATGTATGCGGCGGAAATATGGGAACTGCTGCTGAATCTGGCAAGAGACGGCAATGTACATGCCATCAAGCTGTACTTTGAGTTGTGGAAGGATGTCCGGTGTAATCCGGCGCAGGGCTTTGCGGCAGCGGAAAGCATTGCGGAAATTGTCTCACTCAGAGAAGATGTGTTTCAGGCAGAAGCATGAGTTTTTCCGGCAGTATAAAGGAAGGGAGTGAGAAAATGATGGTGGAAAATACCGATCAGCCGGCATTTCGGTTTGGGGAGAAGCATCGTGATTATATGCGCCGTGCATTGCGGTGTACGGTTAATATAGCGGAAGGGGCGGTCCGTGCCGGAAAGACTGTGGATAATGTTTTTGTATTTGCCGCATTGCTGGAGAATACGCCCGATCGGATCCATCTGGCTTCCGGCTCCACCATCGGAAACGCAAAGCTCAATCTCGGAGACTGCAACGGTTTGGGATTGGAACGTATTTTTCACAACAGATGCAGCTGGGGACGATATAAGGACAACGAGTGTCTGCGTGTACAGACGAAAAACGGTGAACGGGTGATTTTGTTCGCAGGCGGAAAAAATGCGGATGCCTATAAACGGATTCGCGGAAATTCCTACGGTATGTGGCTTGCGACGGAAATTGATCACCATCACGACAGTTTTATCAAAGAAGCCTTTAACCGGACCTTAGCGGCACAGCAGCGGAAAATATTCTGGGATCTGAATCCTACAGCGCCCTCCGCGTTGATCTATCGGCAGTACATTGATCCGTATACTGCCAGCACAGAAACGGATTTGTGCAATTATGCTCATTTTACTATCCAAGACAATCCTGCCATCACCCCGGAACGGCTTGCGGAAATTGAAGCGCAGTATGACAAAAACTCAGTCTGGTACCGACGGGATATTCTGGGACAACGCTGTGCCGCTGAGGGCTTGATATACCGCAGCTTTGCAGATTCTCCCGGGAAATTCACACTGTTGCCGGAAGAGATACCGCCTTTGAAATTCTGTAATATCGGTGTGGATTTTGGCGGCAACAGATCTAAGACCGTATTTGCGGCAATGGGCTTTCCCAAGACCGGCGGAGTGGTCGGGATTGGGGAAAAGGTGGTACAGGGGAACAAAGGCGACATTGATCCGGGACGTATTAACCGGGAGTTCCTTATATTTCTTGCATCGCTGCACAAGAAATTCCCTGGGCTGCCTGTACGGTATGTATTCTGCGACAATGAAGCCCAGTATCTGGTCAATGGTTTACGCCGTTCGATTCCGCCGGAGGAAAATTTGATTGTATCCGACTGTGCCAAGCGGCCTATTGCCGATCGGATTGCTTTTGTAAACGGACTCATGACTGCCGGACGATTCCATGTGTCAAAAGATTGTCCGAAGCTGGCAGCCGGTCTGACGGAAGCGGTATGGGAGGAAAAGGATGGTGCAGACCGGCGCAAGGACGATTTTACCTCGGATATCGACATACTCGATGCCATGGAATATGCCATTGAGCGATACATGGGGAAAATCTGACAACTATCATCAGAAAGGAAAACTTATGCGAAACGAAATTTTGGATCTTGTCGGACAGCAGTACGGATGTGCGGCAGGCACGGGGATTTACCGTATGATTGACATTTGGCAGAGTTGGTGGCAGGGTAAGGAACGCGGATTCCACGAATACTGGGAAAATGCTGCATTCGGCCATCCGGTCAAGCGGGAAATGTACCGGCTGCATATGGCGAAGAAGGTTTGTGAAGACTGGGCTTCTTTACTGTTCAATGACAGAACCTATCTGCAGTTCAGCGACCCTGCTGCGGAGGAATGGATCAACTCTGTTTTTACACGGACCGATTTTTGGAGACGGTGTAACCACATGGTGGAAAAAACATTTGCACTGGGCAGCGGTGCCTGTCTGCTCAGGGTACATGGATTACCGGCAGGCTGCAATACTTTGAAGGATGCTGTTTTACATCCGATGCAGCTGTCCTTTGACTTTGTGGATGCGGGACATATTCTCCCTATCTCGGTGGAAGAAGGAAGAATTACGGAAGCGGCGTTCATCTCCGAGATCCGAACCCGCGGCGAGAAAGTCCTGTATGTGGAAATACATACCGGAGGCGAGGACGGTTATGTAATCCGAAACCGCTATTTCAGAGAGGACAGCGGCGGCAGTCTGAAAGAAGTCAAACTCTCCCACATGCCGCCGCAGGAGATTCATACCGGTTGTCCCTATCCCTTTTTCAGTATCTTGACGCCCAATTTACATAATGCCATTGATGAAGGATGCGGTTTGGGGCAGTCGGTTTTCGCGGATGCTATTGATTGTCTCAAGGGTGTAGATCTGGCGTTCAACAACTTCTGCCGGGATTTGAAGCTGGGCGGGAAAAAGGTATTTATCAATCAGTCTTTGGTCAACCGGGACAGTGACGGCAACCTGTATACGCCGGATGATGTGGCACAGCAGCTGTTTGTCACCATCGGTGACAGTGATCTGACAGAAACGCCCATGATTACAGAGCATAATCCCAGTCTTCGGGCAGAAGAAAACCGTGATGCACTGCAGGCACAGTTGGATTATTTGTCATTCCGCTGCGGATTGGGGACAAGACATTATCTTTTCTCCGGTGTCCAGGGGAAGGCACAGCTTACTGCCACGCAGTATACCGGCGAGAGACAGGACATGCGGCAGAATCTGAGCAAGCATCAGCAGAATATGACTGCGTATCTGTACGGTATTATGAAACCGATGCTGTGGTTGGGTGAATTTGTGCTCCGTTTACCGATCGACAGCATGACGGTCATGCATGTACGGTATGACGACAGCTATTTTGTGGATGCAGAATCAGAGAGAAGCCGTGACCTGCGGGAAGTGCAGGCAGGTCTTTTGGAACCGGAGGCGTTCAGAAAAAAATGGTACAGCAATATCTGATACAAAAGAAAGGATGATTTGACAGATGGAAGAGAACAACATCATACAAGAAAACGGGACAGCAGTTCAGCCGGAAGAAAACCCGTCCGCAGAAACAGCCGCCCTGAGAGAACAGATTCGTCTTATGGAGGAAAACCACGCCGCTGAGATGCAGAAAATGCAGATTGCCCATGAAACCCAATATGCGCTGACTAAAATGGGTGCCAAAAATCCCGTATTGGC